CTAGATGCTTATATTTCTCAAAGACCTCCTCTTGTAGGGGGTCTTTTTTTATCTAAATAATTAAAAAAGATAATGACAGCAACTGGTTTTAGGAATCAAGTACAGAATAAAAACTTCTTAAGTCCTACTGGGTTTAGGTTTGTTTTAAATCGTGCTCCTAAGGTAGTATTCTTTTCTAACCAAGCAAATATACCAGGTTTAAATTTAGGTACTACAGAACAAACATCATACCTAACAGATATTCCTGTACCTGGTGATAAACTTCAATTTCAAGATTTAACATTAAGGTTCTTAGTTGATGAAGATTTAGAAAACTATCTTGAGATACAACACTGGTTAAGAGGACTTGGTTTCCCAGATAGTTTGAAAGAGATATATGATTGGCAAAGTAGCAATCCAAATGCACCTGCAGGTGAATTGAATTATACTTGTGATGGAACTTTAAATGTTCTTACAAGTTCTAATGTAGCTAATTTTAAAGTTAAGTTTTTAGATATGTTCCCAGTATCTTTGTCAGATTTAGACTTTGATGCTACTGATTCTGATATAGACTACTTGACAGCCAACGTTACTTTCAAGTATACTATATACAACATTACAGATTTGGACGATAATATTTTATGAGTGTAACTCTTGAGTCTATTCAAGAGATGTGGGAGAAAGATGCACAAATAGACAGAGATAATCTACATGAGGAGTCATTAAATATCCCCTCTCTACATGCAAAGTATTTTGAATTGTATAATACTATATTTCTTTTAAGAAAGAAAGCAGAACAGCAGCGTAAAAATATTCGTC